CCGCACAAGAAGCAGACAGGCTTTATGTGAAATTGCTAGATGATGGTTACGAGATTGCATTTTAGAGTTAGGTGAGGTGACTGAGAGGCCGAAAGTACACGTTTGCTAAATGTGCGAACCTTAACAGGTTCCGTGGGTTCGAATCCCACCCTCACCGCCATAATTAGACGTGGTGTCTAATAAACGACTGTATCAATGAAAGGAAATTATCAATGACTACAGCAACAGCAACCAAGCAGGACCGTGTCCTTGCTGCCCTATCAGAGGGCAATGAACTAACCGGTGCACAGATCCGTGCCCGCTTTGGCGTTGGCAATCCACGTGCCACCGTTTCAGCTCTACGTATGAAGGGCTTTCCAATCTACTGCAACGAGCGTGTAGATACAAAGGGTCGTGTTAAGATGTTCTATCGTCTAGGCACACCAAGCCGCGCAGTTATTGCTGCCGGTTACCGTGCACTAGCACAGGGTCTTTAATGGTGTGGGGGGCCTTTTGTGCCCCCCTCTACCTCAATAAATAACACAAATGGCAAAACAAGAATATATTGAATTTGAAGGCGAAGTTGTAGAAATATTCCCAGGCGGAAAGTTTGGTGTAGTTCTTAACTTAAACGAACAAAAAACAAGCCAAATACTTGCACATATTAGCGGCAGGATGCGGTTAAATAAAATTAACATACTTGTGGGCGATAGAGTTACAGTCGAAGTAAGCCCATATGATATAACTCAAGGACGTATTACGTATAGACACAAATGAATGTATACGTTTGTAAAAATGGTAGAATCTACGGATTAGAAAATGCTTTAGAAGGATCATTTAATGATCCAGAGTTTTTACCACAATGTGTATGCGGAGAAGATTGCAAACATGCTAGTAACAGTATCAGAATCAGCGAAGAACTACTTGAAGTCAGTATGTCCTGAAGGGCATGTTACATTGACTGTAAAAGGTGGTGGCTGCTCGGGTATGCAGTATGTTTGGGGGTTAAGTAAGGATTGCACAGATGATAGTGTGGTCTGGAGCGACCCTATTGAGGGTATCCTTGTAGTCGACCCTATAGCTGAAATGTTTTTACTTGGTAGCGAAATAGATTACGTACAAGAACTAGGCGGCAGTTTCCTTAAAGTAAAAAATCCAATGGCTACAGCACAATGCGGCTGTGGCGAATCATTTTCTGCCTAATCAATCATTTCTCCGGTAATCAATTCCTTTAACATTACCATACCATTGCGTTCTACTATTATGTCAATAGCAGTTCCAGCTTCTACTTTATCTAATACATTGCCTATATCTCTACTAGATTTGATAAGCCTTTTATTGATTCCAAGAAGAACATCACCTTTTTCAATTCCAGCACGTTCAGCAGGGCTATCAGTCATTACCATTTCAACACGTAATACACCTTTGTCCTTGTCAACAATGTAAGCAAGACCCATCCTACTACGTTTTACTTTTCCATATTTTAATAGGCTGTCTATAATATACTGAGCTTGATTACCGTCTACACTAAAGTTAACGCCGACACTTCCGCCTTGTCCTGGTGTGAATATAAAGGTGTTTACGCCTACTACTTCTCCTTGCAGATTAAACAGCGGTCCTCCACTATTACCTACATTAATAGCAACATCTGTTTGTATTACAGGTTGCCAAGTGTTTTGTAAGCGTCTACTAGGATTGCTAACAATTCCTCTACTTACACTCCATTCCATACCAAGAGGATGGCCAATAGCGTAAACACTATCGCCACTACGTAGTTCGGAACTATCGCCCCAAGGTAGTGCGGGTGTTGTCTTTAGAATACGTTGACCTTCAGTTTTCTCCATCTCAAGAAGTGCAAGATCTGTTAACTTATCATTAGCAACTAATTTTGCAGGATGATGTTTTATCATCTTGTAAAAGGTTACTTTGTATGACTGAGACGCTGTACTGGCAACGTGTTGGTTAGTTAGTAGGTACTTTTTCCCATTTGCTTCAATGACAAAACAAGTTCCAGAACCGCCTTGTGGACGTTGCTCTTGTTTCTTCTTTAGATATTCATTGAATGGACTATTAGGAAAGTCTTCTTTTCTTTCGCCCTCACTGTCTATAACTACAGTTGGTTCTCCAAAGGTTACTAAGCAAACACTCTTAATAGTTTTATCTACAATGTCTGCAAAACTAGCCTGTGCAGTACTATAACTTGAAAGTACCCAAAGGCTTGCCGCTACTAGCGTCAAACGCATCGACATATCTGTTTATTCTCCTTGACTGAGCACTCTTTGATTGTGCTAGATTCTTAGTGTAACATTCTTTACAGTAATGTGTTTGTGTGCGATGCTTGTATTGTTTGCTAGGTCTACTAAACTCAGCATCGCATTGATCGCACTTTAACCTGTAGTATGTTGCCAGGGTCCTAACAGTTTCCTTGCGACCATTACGTACTCTAGTGTGATGCCCATATGATGTATAACTTTCTATAAGCATAAAACTATTTAGCATGCGGCTTACTTGATATATAAAATAAATAAGTTATAATGTGAAAGGACACATAATGGCCAAGCAAACAATTAATATTGGTAGTAGTGCAAACGACGGAACAGGTGATCCGCTACGCACTGCTTTTGACAAAGTTAACGACAACTTTAACGAGCTTTACTCCGCAACAGGTGCAGGTAGTGGACAGAACATCAGCATCAGCGGACAAAGCATTATCAGTGACAACTCAAACGGAAACATTCAACTAGATCCAAATGGTACTGGTGAGATTGTATTCTTAGGTAATACATCACACGGCGATAGTATCAAAGCACAATTTGGTGATGCGGATGATTTACAGATTTACCATGATGGTGGAAATAGTTTAATTGATGATGTTGGAACTGGTGCTTTAGTTTTACGAAGTGATACAGAAATAAGAATCTTAAAAAGAACTGGTAACGAATATATGGTTGTTGCTACACCTGATGGTGCAGTGTCGTTATATTATGATAATAGTAAAAAGATTGAAACAACTGCTGCTGGTGTTGACGTAACAGGCGATTTGAATGTTGATACAATTAATACAGGCGGTGATACTCTCTCAGTAAGCGCATCGACTACAACATTTACTGGAAATGTTACTGTCGCAGCTGGCCAGAATCTAGAAGCAGGGTTTATCAGAGTTGATAGCAATATCGCACTACAAGGTAATAAAATCCAAACACAGTTGTCAAACAGCGATATTGACATGGATCCAAGTGGCACAGGCACAATTAACTTCCGTGTTCCTACACAATCTACTGTAGGTGCGGCAGGTGGTGCCAGTGCTCTACCAGCAACTCCAACAGGATACGCAAAGTTTAAAATTGGCGACACAGAATACGTAATTCCATACTACGCAGTATCATAAGGAGCAACCAATGGCTAAACAAACTGTAAACATTGGTACCAACCAAGACGATGGTACAGGTGATGTACTAAGAGATGCGTTCAATAAGATAAACGAGAACTTTGATGAGATTTACACAGAGCTTGGCGGCGTAACACTCTCAGGTTTAAGTTATACTGGAACCACCATTGGTACAGATACCAGTGGAGCAGACATTACTATCGATGTTACCTCTACTGGTAGGATTGTTCTAGCAGGTCCTGTGAGCATAAGTGAAACACTTGCAGTTACAGGTAATACCACACTAACTGGTACATTAGACGTAGATGGAAACACAGACCTAGATGATGTTGCTATTAGCGGCAACCTAACTGTAGGTGGTACAACTACTCTAACAGGCGATTTGTCAGGAGGTAATGCAGCATTTACTGGCACGCTAAGTGCTAATGGTGCAGCAAGTTTTATTGGCGACGTTGACCTAGGTGACACCACAACAGATACGGTCACATTTGTTGGGCGTGTAGACAGTAGTATTGTTCCTAGTATTACTGAAACAAGTAGCCTAGGCAGTAGCACATTACGTTGGGCAACTGTTTATGCTAAAGATGGTGACTTCAGCGGAAACATTACACTAGGCGGTAATATTACTATAGGAGATGCTGATACAGATAGCATCACAGTTAATGCAGATCTAACAAGTAATCTTATTCCAAATAGTGATAGTACATATAACATAGGTAGCCTATCACGTAAATGGGCAACTGTATATGCTGATACAATTAACGCAGCTAGTGTTACAGGTGCAACTACCTTTGGTATTGGTAACTTGTCATTCAGCGGCAACAGTATTAGCAATGTAGTAAGCAATGAAAACATTACACTTGATCCACTAGGAACTGGTACAGTAGTTGTGCCAAGTTTACGTTTAGGAACATTTACATCTACCCAAGTTCTTTTTACTGATGCACTAGGTAATATCACAAGTAACAGTAACCTAACACAAAGTGGTGTCACAACTACTATAGAGAACTTAAGAATCAATGATCTTACAATTGATAATAATAATATCACAAGTACAAGCAACATTGAACTACAACCTGCTAGTGGTATTATCGATGTTAAAAACGCAGTAATTGACAATCTAGCTAATCCTACACTAGGTGATCATGCAACCACCAAAGACTATGTTGATACAGCAACAAATCAGCCTATCACATTCAGTGATGATACTAGTACAATTATCGAAGCAAGATTAGGCGAAACAATTAGTATAAGTGGCGGCGTTGGTATTACAACATCGGGCGGCGGAGCTACTATTACTATCACTAATAGTGATACATGGGACACATTCTTTACTAGAAATACAAGAACAGTACCAGGGCTAGCCGGTTTAAAGATCGATAAAGTAGTAATTGATGATACTATTGAAATAAATCAAACTGATATCAAGACAATAGTTAGTAATGCAGACCTTGTACTTGATGCTAACGGAACTGGTCGTATTATTGTTAGAACAAGTCTTGACGTAGACGAGACACTTAACGTAACTGGTGCCACTACACTAAGTTCAACACTAGGCGTGACTGGCGATGCAACTTTTAGCGGTGATATTAGTAATAGCAGAATACGTATTCGAGAAAATACTATTACAACACTTACTAGTAACGAACCATTGGTTTTATCTACAAACGGTTTAGGAAATGTTAGAGTTGATGAACACCTATCATTGCAAGCACAAATAGCTGATCCAGTTTCAGTTTCAGGTTTTTCCACAGTATTTTCTAGAACATTTGCAAGTACTACGAGAGCATTCCATGCAGATAGTGACGGCAACACAGTTGCTATTGCACCAAGAGAATATACACCTGCAAGTGCAGTAGGTGCTACTGGCGATAGAAAAGGCGATATGGCCTGGGATAGCAGTTACATCTATACATGTACTGCAAATTATGATGGTAGCACTGCAATCTGGAGACGAGCAGCCCACGCTACTTGGTAATAGCGATAAATACTCGTAAGCAGAGGAGTTGCTATGGCTGCGCCCTATTGGATAACACCGCCCGGTAATTTGGGTACTATTGTAGAACAAGAGTTCTATCAAGTACAGTTGAACGCAGGAAACGCTGACTATTATGAACATATCAGTGGAAAACTGCCTAACGGTATTCGTATTACGCCGTTTGGTAAGTGCGAAGGCTACCCAGATGCAAAAGATTATATTCAGGGCGTACCTGTAGAAGTTGCATTTAACGTAACAAGTAGATTTGTTGTACGTGCAACTAATAACACGGAAGGCACTGTAGCAGATAGAGTCTTTGAACTTACAGTTACAGGCAATGATGCTCCTACTATTGACAGTTTACCTTCCGCTGCCCTGGGTGCAGCATGGGATGGTAGTTATTTTGAAACGCAACTCACAGCTTTTGATCCAGATCCAGGCGATGTTACGACTTGGAGATTGCAGAGCGGCAACTTACCTCCCGGACTTAGTATTAGCACCAGCGGTTTAATTAGCGGTTATATTCAACCAGTTCCAACTCTAACAGGAACTCCAGGTTATGATGTAAATGCATTTGATATTGGTACATTTGACTTTAGTACAATCGCAGAGAGTAAAACTTATGAGTGGGTAGTTGAAGCATCTGATGGTAAAGACATTGCAGTAAAAAATTACACACTGTTTGTAGCAAGTCGTAACGGTGGCACCGCAGACGCCGATATTATTACTGCTGATAGCTTTAAAGATACAGCCAGTGCTAGTACAATAGATAGTTTAGTTGATGCAGCAACAAGCACAGAACGTCCACCAGCGTTGCTAACAACGCCCACAGACTTTGGTACAATTAAACACGATAACTTCTTTGCAACTCAGTTTACAGCATATGATCCAGACGGAGATACTGTAGAGTTTACTATTAGTGTTGGAGATGCTACAGGTTTTGATGCTACTAATTTTGATATGGATCTGTTTGATAGAGGCGACCAAGAACTTCCTCCAGGGCTAGTAATGGACACAGAAACAGGCTGGCTAAGTGGATATATTCCTATTATTAATGTCACCACACGTGATTATAGTTTTGCTGTCCGCTGTTATAAGAAAGACAAACCTACTATTGTCAGCGAATGGGTATTTTTTACACTAACAATAGAAGGCGACATTGACAAAGAAATTACTTGGCCTGCTGCTAATCTTGGCACAATTAGAACAGGTGATGTAAGTGAAATTGATATCCGCGCTACTGTTAGAAGTGGTAAGCCTGTGCAATATGAATTGCGTAGTGGTTCTTTAGCTAACACTCCTAGTAATGACAAACTTCCACAAGGTTTACGTATTACCAATGATGGGTTTGTACAAGGTCGTGTAAGTTTTGAACACATGATGTTCGACAATGGTAGGACTACATTTGATGTAGAAATGTATAACAAAGGAGAGTTTGCAGACTGGACTACCTTTGAGCACAAGTATACCTTTACTGTAAGAGCCTATAGCGCAGATGGTGTCATTGACACATATAATACTTTTAATATTGAAATTAAACCTGAGACAACAGATCCTTACGAAACATTATACATTCGTGCTCTGCCAAACAAAGCACAAAGAGACATTTATAACAATCTAATTAACAACAGTGACGACATACCTGTTGAGGATATATATCGTCCTACAGATTTCTATTTTGGACTACAAAAAGATATTAGAGCATTAATTGCAACTGGTCTTGCTCCTAAGACTGCAAGTGCATACGTGCAAGCAACTGCTAAAAACCATTTTAATAACACATTAAAGTTTGGCGATATCAAGGTGGCAACTAGTTACGATTCTAACAATGTAGCAAAGTATGACATTGTCTATATTGAATTAGTAGACAGTGCAATGGGCGTAGATCCTTCTACTAAAAATCCTGCGCCAGCAAGTGACACAATAAAACTTAAAGAACAGAGCAGCATTACAGCAATGTCAAGTTTTGTAAAAGCAATGACTGCTGATGCAGGTTTCCCTAAAACAAGCACAGGAAATCAACACGCAGATCAAGGTAATGAGATTGAAGTTTATCCAAATGCTATACAAAATATGCGTAATAGAATGAAAGAAAGTATTGGTAGTACAATACTAGAACGTTTTGTGTTACCAGACTGGATGCAAGACAAACAGACTAATGGTGAGGTGCTAGGTTGGACACTTGCAGCACCTATTGTATATATGAAGCCTGGTACAGGATTACGCACAGCATTTAGGTTAAAACAGCGTACCGAGTTTGATTTGAAAGCTATTAGTTTTGAAGTAGATAGATTTATTCTTGATAACAACCTAAGTAACTTCTATGATAAACAGAATCAGAAGTTCCTAGCAACTGCCGAAACAACATTTGATCGTTCGGATATTGGTAGTAGTGTAGTTGCAACAGTAGACTATAGTGTGGATGGCGATTGTAGATTTGACAGTCTAAACAAGAAACTTGCTAGCGAAGTTGTTGCTAGTGGTTGCATAAACGGTGTGACTGATATTACAGAATTGAACGGTAAGACTGTGATATGGTTGAGACACGAAGGCATGACTGATCCTGACAACGATAATGATGGATGGATCGAGCAGTTAGATATCTACGACGAGATAGGTTATGACAACGAAAACAGCGGCGCTGGACGTTATGACGGTGGACAAGAAATACCAGGTTATGTTGACAAACTTGTAGGAAATGCTACTGTAAACAAACAAGCAGGTGTATGGACAATAAGTGTAAACAGCGCAAATGTCGTAACATTTACATTCACTAGAGAAATACTCAACGGCGATCAGGTTAAGGTAACCTATGATAATATCATTTACTACTATGAGCGTAGCGCAGTCGGCAAATCACCTGAATATGTTGATGTTAGAGGTGTAGACTTATCAACCTCAGGTGTACAAAGTGTCTTTGACGGTAATGGTACACGTTTCTTCAAAGACATTGATAAGTGGACAAACGGCTTAGACACCAATGATGCATGGATTAAATTCCCAAGAGTAAATGCCTTTAGAGATAATATACAAAGATAAATAAGTGCGTACCACGGAGATTTATATAAATGGCCAGTAATATCAATGCTAATAACATAGACGGAACCTTTCCTATTGCAGGACAAGACAACGACAGTCAAGGCTTCCGCGATAACTTTACTAACATTAAAACTAATTTTAGTAATGCAAAAACAGAAATTGAAGACCTACAAGGTAAGGTAGTACTTAAAAGTGCACTATCAGGCACAAGCCTAGATAACGCAGGTGCTGGTGCGCTAATGTCAGACTTTGAATTACGTGATATGAGTGAGACTCGTGTTGCTAAGGGCACAACTAGTGGTACAGTTACCCTTAACTACACTGAAGGCTCCTATGTTACAGTAACAACAAGCGGCAGTGTTTCATTAGCATTTACTAACTTTCCAGCAAGCGGTAAGCTAGGTCGTATCCGTTTTGAGATCGACGTACAGAACGTTGCACATACACTAACACTACCAAGTGCAGTGACTATTGGACTAGCAAGTCTAATGGGTATCAACAGCAACACTCGTGTAATTACATTTGATGAAGTTGGTACATATATCTTTGAGTTTACTACAGATGACCAAGGAACAACAATCGCAGTTAGCGATCTAACACGTAATAGAAGTATTATGGAACAGCGTACACCAGCTAACACTGGACAAAGTGGCGATAAAGCAGGCTTGGTAGTAGTTGACACAAGTTACATTTATGTTTGCACAGGTACATATGACGGTTCAACTGTTATTTGGAAACGTGCGGCAGTGAGTGCATATTAAGGACTAAACAATGAGAGAATTACTAGAATCTTTAGATCGTATACATGAAGCTCCAGTAGTCAATGCTGAACAAATTGAAGCCGCAATTCAGCAGATTATCGATATGGTTTCTCAAGCAGACATCGACGAGGATGCGAAGGACAATACCATGCGTAGCCTAGAGCAAGCAATCTCAGATTTATACGACGTTTAATAATTTTATTTGACTTTAAAGACTCCTGTAGTATAATAACACTACAGGAGTTTTTTTATGACACAAATTGACCTAAACAAATACGCAGAATTTGTAGACGCTGTTACCAGCGATGAAAGCAAAGATAGCGGTGCTCTAGATAAGAGCTATCGTGAACTAACTAAACATGTGGTTGTTCCACGCCTACTTACAGCGAGTATTGGGCTTGCTAGTGAAACAGGCGAGTTTAGTGAAATTGTTAAGAAGTGTCTATTCCAAGGCAAGCCAATGAACGAGGAAACAATCTTTCATATGAAGCGCGAACTCGGTGACATTATTTGGTATTGGATTCAGGGCTGTCGTGCTCTTAATGTTGATCCCAATGAGATTATAAGTATGAATGTAGACAAGTTAAAAGCACGTTATCCCGGCGGTGAGTTTGAACCATCCACTTGCAGGCAATTTAAGAGACTTAGAAGATCAAGTATTAGATGATCGCATTAAGGATCTAGCTAAAAAAATAACTTTTGCATATCGTAGTAGTCCTACAGTCGTTCCGCAGATGCAGATGATGATGGAAGATCTGCAACTAGAACGCAGGCGCAGGGATCAAGAAAAGATGGAAAAGATTATGAAACAGGCCAATGAGTCTGAGGATGGTAAATCTACCTGGGATGATATTATAGACATATGATTACACTTAAAGAAAAGTTTGGTGCAGCTCTTGTACTAGATGATAATCTAGTACTTCCTAATTTTTGGGATGTCACTGTAGCACTAGAACCTAATCCAGCATTTGTAGAAGAACAGTCCAGTTACAATAAGGCAGTTGACAGAATACAAGTCTATATTGAAAGTATTCTAGACAACAGTGTGTTTATTGGACCTGAACATATTCAATCATTTATGAAAGGCGTTCCTCTCAAAGGTGTTATACATACTACACCTGATATGCCTTATGATCATATCTTAACATTATGCCTCTACACTAAATTCTCAAACATCGTAGAAGGTCGTTGTATTGTTACAAAGGTTAAGTTAGAAAGCTATCAAGGTGCTGGTATTGAACACAGTCATGGTTTAGAGGATGGTGAACCTGAAACTATTAGGAAGATCTTTAGTGATGAAGATGAGGCTTTTGCAGAGTATTGGTATGATAGCAGGATCAAGTATTTTGACTTCGACGAATCTGGAATGAAACTACAATCACTGAGTTGGGACAAGTTTGATTTAGGATTTGACAAACGACCCGGAGATATTGTATCATTGGATACGTTTAGAAGTAAAATTAAACCTACAAAGCCAAAGGATAATGATGACGGGCCAGATATCGCTTGACGCCTTTAGCAGACAGATTTACACACAGGATGATGCAGTGCATGCACTATATGTAAATCCTAGTATTGATTTGAGCACATTAGATTTACAAGAAGTAGAACAGTTTAATCGTGCCAACGAACTACTTTATACAGGATATGCAGAGTTAAAACTAGCAGGTACGCTTGATTGTACACCTGAAGAATATCACAGGCGCAATCAACAAACATGGCATATGCCAGCAGAGTATGCAGAGTTTGATATTGCTAAGTGGTTGCTAGATCAATGTGAAACAGATGAACAACGTCAGCGTGTAGGACAAGAACTAATGATGTACTTGGAGCGTGGCTTGTTTGATCTATTAAACTTCCTACGCTATATGGTACAAATAATGCGTGACAATAATATTGTATGGGGTGTTGGTAGAGGATCAAGCGTAGCAAGTTATGTGCTATACTTGATCGGTGTACACAAGATTGACAGTCTGTATTATGATTTAGACGTCACAGATTTTTTACGATAAATAATATACGCATATTAAGGAGATTGATATGGCTCAAAAGAAGTATAGAACAGCACAAGGTAAGATGGTAGACTTTGGTGCTATGCTTACTAACAACGAACTAGTACCAGCACTAGGTAACATGAATGTAAATGCTAGAGGGGACGAGATTCTCCCAGATGGTACTATTACAAGAACTCGCGAACAACTAATGCGTGAGTATTATAATATGAATACTCCTGTTCCCACAGAAGCACCTATTCCAGAAAGTAACAATGCACAAGTAGATAGTGAAATTCCCCAAGATGATTGGGCAGATTGGGAACCAGCAAAAGAACCACAAGCAGATGAACCACAAAAGCCTGCAGCCACAAACGTTGCACAAATGGTCGCCGAACGTTCACAAGAGCAAACAAGCACTCCATCAGGTAGTTTGGCAAGCAGTGTCGCAGGTGCAAAGACTGTTACACAGGAAGTAGATAAAACAGGCTTTGAAGAAACAGCAGGACTAAAACGTCTTTAACTAATGCTCAAGTACATAGATGGCACTGCTGTCGCAACAAATAATTCTGGAAAACTTTTCTGGGAAGGTTATTTCACGGAAGAAATTTCAGAGGTTATAAAAAAGATACAGTCTGACGATTTAGGTAGTATACGCGGACAATATAGTTTCCTTTACTTAGACAAGACTGTAAAGCACGGCGTAAGTTATAATTTAGGTTATCCATTATATACAAACGGCGTAGACTATTCCAACGATCCGTTAGATCTTAAAGCAAAAATTAATTATGAAAAATTATATGTTTTGCTTACTCTACTATCAGAAAATTTAGTGCCCTTTGATCCAAAGTACTATGACTGTTTTGATAACTGTGAATTAGTGCAAACAACAGAAGAACTTGTTCCTCTCTTTAGAACAACTGAAGAACTAGTAAACCAGTTCCTTGAGACTATAGAAATAAACACTAGAAATAAATCTATTGCAATTATGTTTGGCGACGGGTGGGATAGTCATGCAATTCTAAATGCGTGTAATATTCTCGGCAAAAAAACTACATTAGTAAATGTTAAAAGTAAAACGCCCACGAAAGTTAAAACTATCTCAGAAGATGTAATATTATTGGACAATGTTTGTAGTCGTGTAAAAGATTATAGTGTGCATGATTATAACCATTTTAACATACAGCATATGTATATGACATCTAGTCCTTTGGATTTTGATGTTATTCTAAGGGGTAACGATGCGGAGATATATGAATGTCATAGTAAATTTTGGCAGCTTGGGTACTCCAATACAACAAATGTAATAACAAGGAATACCACCCGTAACAGTATATTTGAACTAAATACCTATACCAAGTGGATTGATCCGTTTAGTAACCTAACAATTACCTCAAGTGTCCTAGCAGGTAATACAGATCTCAAGAATCGCAGCCTGCAAAAAATGTTATGCCAAGATACTTCATTCATCAGCAGTGAAGACTCTAGTGATATTATACACCCTGAAATTGAAAGTAAACAAATATTCGATAACATTCGATATCTAAAAAAGTTTAACCTTAGTAATGGAGCTATTAAGACACTGGCTCAATTTGAATGTGGACGTTGGACAAGCACCCTCAGAGAAACTTTAAACAGATATGTATAGCTTACAAGGATATAGTTTTCCTCATCGCGCAATGTCAGATGAACAGGCTCAGGTTTACTTTGCAAAATATATTGAAGCCGAAAACGAACTAGGAGCAGACTATATTAGAGATAACGTTGCATTTAAAACACACACAGCTCTGCCATGGGTGAGAGATATTTGTTTGTTACCAAGTGTACTCGATGTGATAGAAACTGTTTTAGGACCAAATGTATTGTGCTTCAGCAGCACTTTTTTTGTAAAGCAGCCTAGGCTAGGACAATACGTGAGCATGCACGAAGATAGTTTGTATTTTGATCCAACAGAGCCTGACAATGTGGCAAGTGTTTGGATAGCACTTAACGGGTCAAACAAAACCACAGGCTGTTTGGAATATGTCCCCGAAAGTCATTTACAAGACTACGATCATATTCACAATTTAGATCATAACAATCTGCTACCACGCGGACAAACAGTAGAAGGACGCTACCCTACAGTACATGCAGAATTAGATGCTGGAGAGTTTAGTATGCATCATATAAAACTACTACACCGTAGTGGGCCAAATCAAAGCTCACAGTATAGAGTTGGAGTAGTAGCACGATATTGTAAGCCTAGTTGTAGAATACAAATGTTTAGTAATCCAAGTGCTATTACTGCACGTGGCTCCAACACAAACACAGACTATTGGCAAGAAGATTACATACCTGTAGAAGATTATGATATTGCAGGAATAGATTATATCCGTTATACTATGAATAAGGATTTTAAAAATGAACCAACCAGCTGACAAACACCAGAAGAATACAGGAGGCGGCGTACCATATTTTGCCTACAAACTGCGTATCGACAAGTACAAGGACAGGTACACAGAAGCCTATCGTCTAGGATTAGATACTATCAGTGATTGGTTAAGCGCCGGCCCTAGTAGTGATACATATACACCCAGCAGACAAGCACTAGCTGATCGTTGTGTACACTACAGCGGTATACCTTACTGGCATTTTACTGACTGTGGTAGTGACTCTATTCAAGCAGCTCTTGCAGTAACAACCAAACCTGGCGATAAAGTTATTATTCCTGCATGGGGATTTATTGCAACTCCAGAAAATATTCAATGGATTGGCAGAGAAGTAGTATTCTGTGATAATGGCCCGGATGCGATGATGTGTCCTGAAAGTCTTGCTGAATGTATTGATACTCATCCAGATGCAAAAGTTGTAATGCCTGTACACCTGTTAGGCAGAGTACAGGACGTTGAAGACTTGTGTAGAGTAATTCCAGACGACATGGTGGTTATTGAAGATGCAGCCAACGCATTTTACATGGATGATCCAGGATGTAAACCAGGCTATGGTGATATTGTCTGCTACAGTTTTGACATTGCCAAGCATCCTGCAAGCACAGGCACAGGCGGTGCAGTAGCAACTAGTAACAAGCGTTTGTTGGATCGCATGAAGGAAGTGACACAACAGGGCTTTAACAAGAACCGTAATGGATTTGTTGCACCTGCTACCAAGAGCAGTATGGATGACACTACTGCACGTATTATTGCAGAAGACATGACTATCATGGATGAAACAGGTGTACGTGCAATACGCAGAATGAATAACAAGTTGTTTAATGAAGAAATCAAACGTGAAACACTAGAAGGCGAAAACACTGTCTGTACAGGATTTGGATTCTTTACAAAGAATCTAAGTGCAAGAGAAGCGGCCGCAGAGTTCAGTGCGGCAGGTATAGGAGTGAGTGTTTATCCTTGTTTTCCTGATATGCCAGCCTTTGAAAAGTGTGCAAGTGTAGACTATACGTATGCACGGCGATTGTCTAACGAACTTGTTATTGTCCCCTTACATGAGTACCTAACAGAAGAGAACAAACAAACAATCATTAGTGTTGCAAATAAAGTATGAAGAATATTTTCAACATCCAGGATGACAAGCGAATCCAGGTTTATAGTAGAACTACAAAAAAATACTACTCTACAAAACTTGAGGTAATGACAAGCGGAGAAAACATGAATGATCTAGAAGTTGTTCATGATGCTGGATTTTGGGATACTGTGAACTGGACTAAGGAACCTACTGAAACATTTGAAGAACTGCTGGGCAGGAGGTGCAGACAACTTCGAGACAAATATAACTATCTTATCCTTTACTATAGTGGTGGTAGTGATAGTGATACTGTATTACAGAGTTTTATTAACAGCGGTGTGCATTTGGACGAAGTAGTTGTTAACCGCATGTGTTTTAATAACAATGACGCACCATTGAAAGATATTGAACTAGCAATTCAAAAAATGCGTAGTTATAGCAAAATAATACCGCTAACAAAAATGACAGTTAACAATATAACTGATAGAATACTAAGTGATTTTAGCAATAAACAGCAATGGATAGATACTCCCTATAATGGCACAATAGGTATGATGCGCCGTTTCACTGTTGAAGACTTTAGTGAATATGACGAGGGATTAATGATACGTAAAGGCACAACTGCTCACATATTTGGCGACTTGAAGCCAGTGATGTCTTACAAGGAAAAAAAGTGGTATACACTGCTAACACACTGGGGAACAGCAACTAACCTAGTAGGAGAATGGTTTTTTACAAGTAAAGATATGCCGGAATTACATGTAAAACAATGTCATATGGTCAAAAACTATTTTACTCGACACAAGATAAACGTAGCATCTATAGGCGGATTAAGTGAGGGTATTACCCTAGTTGTAAAAGGTCGAACGCTTAGAGAACATTTAGAGGCAAGTTGCAGATTAAGATTTGATCAAAGTTGGCAACCAAACAAAATGCAGGGACTTGGACATGATGTTCTTACAAGTGCAGCCAATGAAGACAGTTTAGTATATCAGCATTTAAGAAAATATGTACCAGATCTGTTTAAAAAATACATGTATGGAGTAGTAATACCCATTATTGCAGAAGGCCGGCAACGGCAATTAATTAATAAAGATAAAATGGATATGAATAAAATCAAAGGTAGACAATATTGCTTGTCAAGTGTAGAATAGTAAAAAAGGAGATTTATAAATGCCAATTAGCAATACTAGAGTTACAGGTACGTTCCGTCCACTACACGATGGGGTACTAGTTAAAGAAATGAAGTTTGATGAAGTACGCACTGCTAGTGGACTTATTATCCCGGGCGACGATGCAACACTAAGAGGTATTCATCCACGCTGGGCACAGGTAGTTGAGATTGGGCACGAACAAACTGATGTTAGTGTAGGAGAATGGGTACTAGTAGCACATGGCCGTTGGAGCAGAGGTTTTGAACTAAACGGTGAAACACATCGTACAGTAGATCCAAAGGACATTCTAATGACCAGCGATGAACGTCCACAAGACGAAGTATTTGCACCAAGCATGGGACATCAAACACTAGAGGCAGTGGATGGTTGATATGCCTATCGCAGCCCCTCCGCATGTTAGAGAAGATATTCTTAAACGTAATGTTGGCGAACTACAAGAACAACTACAGCGAGCATACATTAGAATCAAAGAACTTACTGAAGAACTAGAACGTGAGAAATCAAAAACTAGTTAACACTCGCCATGGTAACATGTATATCTTTAGTGATGACCTTACCATTGGTCGGAGTTTAGATTGTTATGGAGAATACTGTTACCTTGAAGTTGATCTGCTGCTAGCACTACTAGACAAGGATAGTTTTGTTTTAGATGTAGGTGCGAATGTTGGTTCGCACACACTAGGCTTTGCTCCCCATGTAAGCAAAGTTGTAGCATTTGAACCTGATCCAGAATGCCATGACCTACTAGTAAAAAACATAGGTATGCAGGACCGTGGCGTTGCACATAAGATCAGTGTTAATCCTATTGCCCTCAGCGACAGCGTACAAGAAGTTAGCACACAGTTTGACTACGGTAAAACAAAAGTAAGACCCGGTGGATCAATAGTACAAACCAAACTAGATAACATAAAGGGCTTTCCTCGCATTGATTTAATTAAGATTGATGTAGAAGGTATGGAGTATAATGTACTCAAAGGTGCTCAAAATACTATTACATACTTCAGACCTATACTGTTTATTGAAATGCAGGACTCAAGCCTTAACAGCTTGGTGTTTGACTTCTTGGACAATCTAAGTTATAATATGTATTGGGCAGCATGTGCAACGTTCAATCCAAACAATCATAAGCATAACAGCGAGGATGTGTTTGGACCGCAGCATGGTGTGCTAAATTGGTTATGTACACCTACACCAATACAAACAGATCTAAAGCCAGTACAAGATCGTACAGACACTATAGAGAAAGCAGTACTTAGATGAAAGAACTTTGGACAGAAAAGTATAGACCCGATACACTAGAAGGCTATGTGTTTCGTGATAACGATCAAAAGCATCAGGTAGAAAGTTGGATTACGAGTGGTGCTATTCCGCATTTGTTGTTTAGCGGTGCACCGGGTGTAGGCAAGACTACACTAGCAAAGATCCTAATCAATCAATTGGGTGTGCAGGATGTTGATGTACTAGAGATCAATGCCAGTCGTGAGAATAGTGTAGACAACGTGCGTGAACGTATCACTAACTTTGTAGCAACTATGCCCTTTGGTGAGTTTAAGGTTGTACTACTCGATGAGGCAGATTATATTTCACCAAACGGACAGGCAGCACTACGTGGTGTAATGGAAACGTATTCAAGCACTGCACGTTTTATCCTAACTTGTAACTATCCTAACAAGGTTATTCCTGCGCTACACAGTAGATGCCAGGGTTTTCATATTGAAAAGATTGATACCACAGAGTTCACAGCACGTATTGCTACAGTGCTGGTAACTGAAGGCGTTGAGATTGACATTGATACACTGGACAGTTATGTAAAGGCTACATATCCTGATCTACGCAAGTGCATCAACCTAGTGCAGATGAACAGTGTGGATGGTAAACTAGTGCGTCCCCAAGAGTCCGACAGTGCCATGGCAGACTACAGACTGGCTGTTGTGGACCTGTTTAAAGAAGGCAAACTGTTGGAAGCACGTAAACTCCTGTGTAGTCAGGTACGTGCAGATGAAATGGACGAACTGTTTCGCTGGATGTATGACAACTTAGAACTGTGGAGTGATACGCAGGAAGGACAGGACCAAGCAGTGCTAATCATTGCCAAGGGCCTGCGTAACATTCCAATGGTAGCGGATCAAGAGATCAACTTGGCAGCAACATTGGTAGAGCTATGTCAAATATGAGTCTTTTTAACCGGTTAAAATTTGGCGATAGTTTCTGTGTTTTACCTTTTATACACAAGCACGTAGATTTAGGAGGTAAACAACGGTTATGCTGTAACTCTGACGAAACTGTCACACAAGATAGGATAAATGAGGTACGCCAGCTCATGCTGGCAGGAAACCCAGTACGTGAATGTGTAAAATGTGTAGCTTGTGAATCCAGTAATAGAATAAGCGAAAGACAAAATCAGTCCAAGGATTGGTTAAAACATCTAGATATACAAAACTGGATTGAAAATTGCACTGAGGTAAGTTACGATTTAAGATATAGTAATCTTTGTAACCTTAGATGCCAAACATGTGGGCCTTATGCTAGCAGTGCTTGGGCTGAATTTTTACAAAAAAACGACGTGTATAAAAGTTGGGAACCAGACAGTATTGACATAAATCTAGATGCTAAACGCATCTATCTTGCAGGTGGTGAACCCTTTCTTATTAAATCTTTTAGCAAAGCTCTGAACAATGTTACCAATACAGATTGTGAAATTGTAGTAAACACAAATGCTACTATTTTAACTGATCATATGATAGAAGCACTAGCTAGATTTTCAAATGTTTGCTTTGTCTTAAGCATAGATGGCATAGGGCCTGTAATAGAAAAAATACGTACAGGCTGTAATTGGAAAACAATACAAGATAATATAATAAAACTTAGGAATAAACTAGATCCTAATTTTATGGTTAATACTGTTTTACAAAAAGATAACATAGACGATGTGCCAAATATTGCCAATTGGATCGATAGCCAAAATATATCGAACTGGCATGTGACTGTGCTGACTAGACCTGAACAATATCATTACAGTCTTTACAAGGGTGTTCCAAATTGGAAAAATTTATGGATAAATCAATGTGTACAAACCAATCAGCAAGCAGAATCTGCTCTTAAAACAGTTTATAAAAGTTTGTACATGTAACGTGTCATAATACTCTGACGCAAGTTGCAAGGTATAGGATCACAACGATGCCAACTGTAAGCATCTACACGCATTAGCCAACTAAAGTTAGGACGGAACGGAAACCTTTTTATTTCGTTATCATGTTCATCAGTGATACTAGTCCCCCACTGTTCCCCACCATCACAGTACATATAGATCTGCCAAGCAGTGTTAATAGTATGTCCGTCATAATGATTGTTTACACCGTAGCCCTTATAATCTTCCCATAGGCCACTGGTTGTCAAACGATCACCTTCGTACTCTAACCCCTCTAAACTATATACTGCACGTTGTACATCTGTATGTTCCATAATGTTATGGTAGTACTCTTGCCAAAAGTCTATACTACCACTTTCGGGTATGTAGATTGCACGGTTTTGGTTAAATCCCTCAGGGTTGGTACGGCTCATTTTAGTAGCCATATTGGGCCAATGTTGCATACACAGTTCGTATAACTCAGGATGGAGTGTGTTTTCTACCACTACATGCCAGTAGGGTTCCCAGCAAACTTCAGCATTTTTTATCTGATTTACTGTATATTTTTGATATTTTTCCCAAGAAACGGTAGACACAAGTGTATCCTATGCTATTATAAGAGAGTAAGTTTAACAAGGACCAAAAGGATCAGAACATGGCCCGATTTGATTATACTACTACTTATCCGCTCCGTGATGTGATGGCTGCGAGTGTGATGGCCTACCGCCTCAACGGTGATGAATACATCACAAATACTGTAAGCGAATACGATGAGGACGATAATCACATCATCCGCAAGCATGCTAACAAGCATCTCATGATGTTCACGGTTACAGATGCAACTCCGCCTCGCAATTTTAATGATAAGGATTTTTGGTTTGAGAATGTTGCTGACGAGGAGGACTATGAGGTTGCTGATACTATCATTAGCTACTACACTGGACTCATGCTCAAGGCAATGGGTGCTACTATCAACGACTTCGAGCAGAAGGTGTTGGGTCTCGTCAAAGCAGGCAATGTAGCAGCCAACGAGTTTGGCATCGTTGCTAGCCTGCCCAAGAGCTACTTCCGTAGTGTAGAGCGTGATGCAGTTGAAGCACAACAGCGAGCTCTATCAGATGATAGCCAGTATGTTGGTAAGATTGGCGATACTGTAGAGCTTGCTATTGATGTCCTTCGTTGTAACTTCATTCAGAAGT